CTCAATCCACTCACTTAACGAGCGGTCGGCCAGTTCGTCCATCCTTCAGCCCCCTTTCATAGCCTTTACGAAATGATTCATCTTGTCGTTGTTCTGATTTATATTGCTGATACAGCATAAAAGCGATGAGGCCATAAATAACTAAATTACTTAACATCGGCGCTCACCCCGTAAACATCGAGAAAATAAGCTGAGACTTCAGAATGAGCCAGCCTTCCCCGAAGTTGCTTCTTGCCCATCTTCTCCCGGGCATATCGACGGATAATCGAACCTTTAACGTAATTAGTTCCGTCCGTCCAAGCCCCGGCGGTTGCGTCGAATTTAATTACCAAGATCGACATAAGACCTCCAAGATTGACGTTGGAAGTTCAGCGACTTCGACATCGTTTTCTACTGTGTAAGTTGCTCCCGAAGGATGAATCGAAGGTGCGGCTACGACATAACCTTTATGTTTAATGTCAATGCCTTCGCCTAATGAACCGCGATAAGTTACCCCGGCATCTTTGTAGTAAAGGTGATACCCATCAGCTGTCTTGACTGTATAGGTCGGTGTCCATTCAGGATTTAATTTACCGCCATTACGAAAATCAACATCGATAATAATTAATCCGGATTTAATCGCATTAATCCCGATGTTCATATTCTTATCCATCTTCAGCCAAAATTCGACTAAATCTAGATCAGTAGTTGCGTCAAGGTGACTGCGTTTAATTAAACCAAAGTGAGGTTCTTTGGCTTTAGGTAGGCAAGGTAATACCGCCCAACCCTTTTCTATATAGCTTTTAGCGGCATTTCTAACATCTGCCGTCTGCGTTTTTAACATATTGCTCCCTTGTAAACCCTAGGAAATTGGATTTACTGTCTAAATGTATTTAATTAAATCGATTTAGACAAGGAGTAAGGTGGCGTGTCGGCAATCTAAGAAGCCGACTTCCTTCTCAATCTGTTCAGACCCGGCAAAATCGGTCTTGGTAGGCAATACCCTTAAAAGCCATTCAGGGGCGCTTATAGCCCCTAAGTCAAACTGGTAGATTCCTTTTGGCGTAGAGTTGATATAAAGCGTCCTAGCGCCCGTTCTAGCCCTTATTTCGGCCAAGTAATCCCACTTCTTCTTCTCAATCATCAAGCGGTCATAATGGGTTCGGCGGCACTTGAGCTCGATATAGGCGTCGTGGGTAACGCCATCAACCCGGTCGGTCGCCGATAGTGGCGTCAAGTCCGGGAATTCGGCCTTAAGCGCCTCAAAGAGTTCGGCTTCTCGGAAGTAGATTAGACGTCTTCCTCGCCATCTTCCCAACCTATTTTCTTGATTGGGTCGGCAGGATCGATAAACCAATCCGGCCAAGAATCGCGTTCCATAGCAAAGGCCAAAGCAAAATCGGCTTTCCAGCCAGCCGCTAAAGCCGCGTCGTAAATAGCTTTAGATTCAATAAAACGCTGTTCCAACTTTGTTGGGAAAGGATTAGCAACTGTGCGCGGCTTGCGAACCTTGCGCTTCTTTGGCGCTTTCTTAGCGACGCGTTTTCTTTGTGCCATTTGTAATCCTCTCCTTGAGAGCTAGTTCAAGGGTAGATTCTAACTTGTCAAGTCTCGAAATCAGCGGAAGGTTCTCGAGTTTTATGATGTATCTAAGTCCGGCGATTAGTAGGCCAATCGATCCTAGGACTGAGGCTACGAAGCCAGCGACGTTACTTGCGTCCATATTGGGGAGAATTCTTATCTGCCCAGCGAGCGGCTGGAGCTGTGATTGCGCCGATTAGGACTGCGTATTCGGGAGCGAAGTCAAGAATTAAAGCGATTCCCATAGTTACTCCGGAAGCGGCTACTGCTAGGCAGTAATCCTTAAAAGCTTCTTTGAACTCAGGAGTCTTAACGCGATGAATTAGATTTTTCATTTTTCCCCTCTAGGTCGAACCAACTTCCGTCTTGATCTCCCGATGGATTAAAACTTATATGGATGTGGGACTTGTGCGGATTGCTTCCGGTGTATTTACGCCAACGCCAGCGGAGACGATTGGAAGAAATACGGCCATCATAAATAATGTATTTGATGCGCTTGTCGCCTCGCTTCGCGCAAAATCTAATTCGCTCGGCGAGTGAATGGGCTTCTTCTTTGTGAGCTTGAAGGTCGGCATCTATATCGATTGCTCGGACGATTCCATCAACCGCGATATGGTCTGAAGTGCCTTTAGCGAGATGGCGACTATCAGCAATCCAGCCATCGCTACGGCGATCGCGGCTCGGATAATCATCGTCAATTTGCTCTCGAAGTTGGATACCAGCTCGGCATAACTTAGCCAAGTAGCAATCTCGCTTCTTCTTCACTTATGCCAAGACGTTCTAACAGAGATTGTTTGGCTAATTCTTTGGCTTCCTTTGCGACTTTGGCTTCAGCAAAAGCAATTTGATCTGCTTCGTATTGTTCAAATTCAGCATCAGTCATTTCGCGTTCAATTTCTTCGCCAGTCTCAAGATTAGCAATTTTGACAATAAGTCTGCTCATTATTTAACTCCATATACATAGACAGTTCCACCAGTAAAGTTGGCATTTGCTCCAAAAAAAGTGATGCTACTAATTGCGGCAGTCTGATTGTAGAAACTGCTTAATGGCAATATGTTAAAATTAGTTGTCGTTGTCGCATTAACTTGTATTGAAAAACCTTGTAACATTTTCCAAGTTGTTGTGTTGGCATAGTCAGAAATTGTGAAATAACTTAAATTTGTTGCGACGCTATTATCCTGAGCATTAGACAATTCTAAATATGATTGACCAAAACTTTGATTATTTTGTTGAGTATAACCCAACGCAGAATAACGAGTGTTAGAATCTGAATTAAATCGACCATATAAAATATCGCCGTCGTGACTAGTTTTGAAGCCTTGGACTACAACGAACAAATTGTAATAAGTGGCTGGAATTGACGAAACAGTTGTGCTAGCACCGGATAAGGCGGTTCCACCAGTATTTATCAGAGTCATTCCACCAGAAGCCGGAGTCGCCCAAGATGGCACACCAGCACTAACAGTTAAAACCTGTCCGCTTGTTCCAATGCCCAATCTTGTATTCGTATTAGCAGTTGAAGATCGATATTCAATGTCGCCTAAAGTTGTTGAGGGATTTAGATTTTTTGTTGTTGTATCAATCGATGATCCGAGAGTTCTAATGGCAGAAGCGCCATCTTTAACAAGGTCTGTATCGTCTGGGGTATCCCAGCCGTAATTTGTAGTGGTTGCCATTGTTCTCCTTTAGGCGACTATTGTAGCGTTGAGCCAATCAAGTGTTGGGGATATTGTCTGCCAAGTCTCAGTCGCCGGGACATTGTTCCAACGGAAGGCTTGGAGAGAGTAAGCGATAGGACTGACATTTAGGGTCAAGCGAAGGCGGTTGTAAGAAGCTGTCCAAGTCCAACCTTCAACGAATCCTTGAAAAGCGCCGCCGACCATATTGGTCGGAAGATTGACTAAGTCTAAGGGTAAGCCCATAAAGACGTTTAGCAAGGCGTCTCGGTCGGCATTGTCAATTTCCGGGCTGTGAACCTCAAAGGTGATTTGCTTCAGAAGGTATTGAGGATAAGCGCGGATGCCAAGATAAAAGGCGGCTTGGTCTTCAGCGTCGGATTGATTGCGAAGTGTTGTCGTAATTGTTGAGGCTAACTGGCCATATTCGCTAATTGAAGCCGGGTCTGAATCTGTGACTGTGGAACTGCCAGTAGATCCGTAACCAATGGTTATGGCGTTGCGAACGTCGCCAGCTCGCTTAGTAATGTTGAGTCCCGGCCCGGTTGCGTGATTGCCGTCTAAATCAACATATCCGTTAGCCGCTATGTATTCGGCTCGATGTGTGCTATCGGCATAGCCAATTCGACCTTGAGCGTCTTCGTAAATATAACCAAGGCCGGAAGTAGCCAATCGACTAACCAAAGAATAAACAGTCTCATTAAGGTTTGATTGCGAATGAAGCTCGTAGTCGCCCGGTTGGTCAATGTCGCCCAATCCACTATTTTCCGCATTAGCCCAAGTAACAGTTGGGTCATAATCGTTCCAAGTTGTAGCGGCTGGAACTTCGTCCCAAGTATCAAACAAAACGCCGGATAAGACTTCGTAAATCATATCGCCATCAAAGTTATGACCTAAGTTGCCCTCGAATATAGCTCTAGCCAAACGAGCCAATGATCCGACCGCCAAGATGTTTATTCGCTGGCTTAGGGCAGTTGAACCGCTATTTGCTACCTCGATGCCTAGGTCGGCAATAAAGCCGCCAAAGAGGAAGACCCAAGCGCCGGAAGTGTCCTTAACCTCTATGGAAATTGGATAGTTGATGTCGTAACTGACGTTTGATTCATTTGTTTCTAAAAGTGAGATGTTCGCGTAGCCGGGTTGTGGTTGGGCGTATATGTCGGTTCGGCCGCTGGTAATTGTCATCCCGGCTAAAGTCGCAGAAGTAACAGTAGTTCCGTTTACCTTTACGCGATACTCAGGATTCCAAAGGGTCATACTGTTAAGGCGCTTAACCCACCAGCAGATCGTCGTTCAACTGAATTTAACGCATCAACCACAGCTCTAGTAAATCCGGTTTCATCAATAATGCTGGGCGAATTGACGTTGATGTAAATTGGTTGGTCGGCGCGTTGATAGCCCTGTGGCGTTGATACTGTAAGAGCACCAAAACCGCCTTGAGGAGCTAAATTGACGATGCCGGGGCCAGTAGGCGCGGAAGGCGCAGAGTCAAAGGAAATTTTGCTTACGTTAGGCAAAACTGGAATTCGATTGTATAACTCAATAAGACTGTTAATAGCCGCCTTAGCACTAGCCACAAAAGATTTTATGTTGTCAATCGCTGATCCAATAATGTTTACGATTGTGCCAACTGTCTTACCAACTCCAACAATGGCTTGAACAAAAGCAAACTCAAAGAGTGGAATTAGATAATCTTTTGTGAACTGCCATAAATCTTCTATTGCTTCGCGATTATCCTCAAAGGCTTTTTTAATTGGGGCAAGAGCTCTGTCCTTAGCCTCAATAAGCATAGGTATTAAGCGATTAGTTATGTAATCGATAAAAGCGATAACGGCAGGTAATAAAGCCGCTCCTACGGATTCTTTAGCTTCGTCAAAACCTATTTTAAGTCTATTTATCTGACCTTCTAAAGTGTTGGCTTGAGTAGTTGCCGCTCCACCAAAAGTCTGGGCAAGTTGATTCATTGTTGCGTCTAAGCCCATTGATTTTATTTCAGCACTTGATAACCCAATGCCCAATCGACCTAAAGCGGCAGTATTACCTTCATAAGCTTTACCTAATGCGTTAGATACTGCTTCAACTGATTTACCAGTAGCCGCGCTAATATCAAGAGCTAATTGAAGGCTATCTTGAGCCTTAGTTAATGATCCGGTTGCCGTGGCAAGTCGCTGGAAGGCTGGTCTAAGTTCATCATCGGCAATACCAAAAGCCAAAGACATTTTGCCAATTTGTTTTTCAACTGAAGCAATTTGAGCGTTCGTAGCGTTAGTTGTGTTCTTTAGAGCGTTGGCTAATCTAGCTTGGGCGGCTTCATCTTCGATAGCGGCTTTAACTCCATCGATCGCCAACTTACCAGCGTAAGCGGCGGCGGCCGCGGCGGCGGCGGCAAAAGCGGCGGCGGCGACTTTGCCAAACTTTTCTAACTTACCGCCAAAGCCTTGAATTTCGTTGTCGGCTTGGCCTAAATTCTTTTTAAGGTTATCTATATCAGCGAGAATAGATAACTTGAGAGTTCTACTTCCGGCCATTAGTCATCCCACTTTTCAATAACTTGAGAGAACGAATTCTCCCATTTCTTAATAATGTCGGGTTGAACTCGACGCATAGTAGGCCATATAAAATAACCTTCGCTACCTTTTAATCCGAATTTAGGTGTTCGCGCTAAGAATTGTTTTAAATTATTAGAACCAAACTCAACACCAGCCAAAATCGCGTTAGTGGCTGGACGACCTTCTCTCAACTGTGTAGTAGCTCCACCAGAAAATTTTTGATTAGCAAAACCAATTCCGAATTCGCCTACGACGCTGGATTTACTGATTTTGATACCATCTGCGATTCTAGTCGCTTGTCTTGGTCTTGGGTAATTTCTGGCCGCTGACCTAATTTCGCCAACAACAAAATCTACAAGACCGCCAGTTACGCTTCTAGCTTGTTCTTTGGCTTCGTCACCCATTTTGCGGATGACACTAGCTATTTTACGAAGTTCGCCTTTGTCATATTGAAAAATGCGTTGGCTCTCATCAAACGTTGCCATTTCGCTCCTTCAATATCTCAATCGCCGTTAAAACATCTTCCCCATCTTCCCAATATGCCATCGGGATTCCGGTAGCAATCGCTAACTCAACTATGAGTCGACTTATGCTTCCGACTGGATGGCTTTTGGGTTATCAGCCCCTACTTCAAAGTCTGAGACTGTTTCCATCCATATATCAAAAGACTTAACTGGTTTACCAGCTGATTCTCTTTTCATCGCCGAATAAGCCAAGAACATTATGTCCCAGATTCCGGGAGTGGTTAGTTGGCTGACTGTTTTACCAGTTTCCTTTTCCCACTTCGCGTAATCGACTGGCTTTGTTGTGTAAAGAGCCTCGTCTCCGTTGTTATATTTAATTGTAATTTCAGTTTTCATAGCTCCCGATTCCCCGATCTCTTAGCTGAAGGTTTCTGTTGGTGTTCCGATTACTGTCATCGTCCAAGTATCGGTAAGAGCTCCTGGAGCTGCTCCGCCCGCGCTTGGGAAGATTGGAAGAACTGTAAAGGCGAATACTGCGCCAGTTACAGCCGTGAAGCTTACGTTTAGAGCGGTATTAGGTGCGCTCTCTGCGTCTGCCCACATAGCCTCGAACAAGGATGAAGCCGCGCCCCAGTCCTGTAATAGTTCGATTGTGAATGTCCATTGTTTATCAACGGACTTGTAAGCGCGGCCATCGAGAGTTTGATAAGTCTCGATAATCGTCTCACAAGATAAAGTCGCAGAAGTCGCCTGAGCATCGTAGGACGCTGAGTCCAACGTGAAAGTGACATCGCGACCTGTGATTACTGTCGTTGCCATTTGTTCTCCTTAAGAAGTTTGCTCGTAGCGGACGCTCAAGCGGATGTCGGATACAAGTAAGTTTACTGTTCCAACTTGAGTTACTGTCGGTCTTTCGACTGTCGATAACTCATACTTGGAGCCCGATAGAGCGCCAAGAATACTGATAACAAGCTTCTCAAGATTGTCTAAAGAAGCTGGGTTTGATAAATAAGCAACTGCGGCACTTATTGTGTAATTAAGTTTAACCCGGGTTGTTGCTTTGCCAATGAGTTCCAATTCCATATATGGAGAGTCTGGAACGATTACGACGGCTGGAACTTGAGGTGCTTCCGGGACGTGATCGTAAACGTTAGCGCTGACACCAGCTAAGGCCGTCTTTATCGGTGTGCGGACGTCGTCTTGAATTGTGCTCGCTGGCATTAGCCAATCATCGTTTCTGTATCGATGTATGGCCCAAGGATGCCAGAGATACGATTAAAAAGGGAGCGGCCAAGGCGGAAAGGTGTCACCGAGAAATCCACTCCCTCAATCTGCCCACCAGCGGCAGTTCGCGCTTGAAAGATTTCGACTGAAGTAATAATAACTGCGTTTTCAACGTTGGCGTTGCCTACATAAGTTGAAGCGCCGGATAGTGTGGCAGTTCCGGCAGGGATGACGTTGCGCTCGATAATGTCCGCGTTAGTGATTGCGGCCGTGAAGACATAAGGCTCGATAAGGTCATCAGTTACCGTAACTGTTGCGTTAAAAGGTGAACCACAGCCAGTTACTACGACGGATTGACCTTCGCTAAATTCGTGAACTGTTGAGGTGTAGTAATAAGCGACGTTATCGGTTAATTTAACTTTCTCAATTCTTGTTGCATAAGTTACAAGCATTGGGAGAATTAAATTCTCACTAGTGTCTATGATGTCATTTAAGTAATTATCAGAATACAAGGATGACGAAACGCCGAGAACGGCTCTAAGCTCAGAGGCAGAAACTATTGAAGGCACTTCGTCATCCTTTCATTCTTTAGGTGAGCGGCCAGCTCGGGAGCGGACTGGCCGTCACTATTAGTGCTT